ATCTATTAAGAAAGAACGAAGAGTTAGAAGATGTCATCAATCAGTTTTATGGTCGAACAAATGCGACTGTAAGACTGATGAGGCATTTTGATGACCGTCAAATCTTTGAACAAGATGACGAAGTAGGAAATGTTTTTAAACAATTGGTAGAATGTGTAGACTTATTATACGCATTCGTTACGGAGATACGTAATGGCGACAACACCCCCAACGAGGAAGAAGAACGATAAGGTCTATTTCACAGAAGAAACTGAAAAGGCAATAATCGCATACAATAAATCTGACGATTTAGATGTAAGAGAACAACTATTTAGAAGTAAAATACAAGGACCGCTTGATAAGCTAGCAGAGAATGTTATCAATCGGTTCAAATTTCCGTATATGGAGGGTACCTTCGACGAAATCAAGGCGCAGGTAGTCTCCTTTCTGGTTATCAATCTTCATAAATTTACAGAAGATAAGGGTAAGGCATTCTCATATTTCAGTGTGATAGCTAAAAATTACCTCATTTTGCACAATAATAACTCATACAAAGAAGAAAAACGGGTACTTTACTTCTCAGACCAAACAGAAGATTCGTTTAGTCTCGAAGAAATGTTAATTGTGGAACCAGAAACTAAGGATTCTACTGTGGATATGAAGGAATTTTTGAAATTATTGGTAGAGTATTGGGAGTTTAACCTTGACCGATTTTTTAAAAAGAAGCGTGACCGTGAAATTGCTGCTGCTATAGTAAAACTTATAGAACGCATCGATAATATTGATAATTTTAACAAAAAAGCACTGTACCTTATGGTCAGAGAAATGACCAGTTATAAGACTGCCCACATTACGAAGGTCATCAACAAGATGCGCCCTCAAATTTTGAAGATGCTTAGGGAATTTAGACGCAACGGACATATTTCGGACCCGACCACATATTTCTCGTATAAAAAGTAAATCCTATCTATTTATAATATAGGATTTTAGGGGGTCTTTATGGATATCAATTCCGAACTGTATGACGGAAAAAGTCTAGCCGACATTTTCTCAGAAATTCACAAAAATACCGACAGTAAACGGGCACAAATCAACTCGTTTATTATGAAAATGGTCCAACTCATCCGTACTCCAGAAGATGCGGCTGTGATTGGACCAATTGTGCAGGGATTCTTGGAAGTGAATGTCAAGAACGATGAACATTTGGTCCGTGTTGCTCAAATCGCACAGCGTATCGTGTCAGTTGGTGTCAAATCTAACGCTTCATTGGATGGATTATTATCAGAATCAGAAAAAGAAGCATTACTTAAGGATATAACTACAGAAATCCAAGACCTTCAAGAAGATGTGAAGGACTTGGATGATGTTTTTGCGGAGAAGTAAGTGTCATCATTTGGACCGACCGCATATAACATAGATATTAACCAACTGGGAGCGTCACAGTTCCCACGGTTTGCTGTAACACAACCCACACCATATCAAGACGGATTGGTTGAGGATGTTATTTTAAACGAATTACATCCACAATATGCTGCGGACGGAAGTAATGTAGGAATGGTACAAGTTAGATTCATCCCAGGTGACAGAGATGTTCCAAAGGAAAAATTAAATTGGGCAGCGCCAATCGATTCTAGTATACGAGAGTATCCTTTAAAAAATGAATTGGTATTAGTGTTTTACTCATTAGGAAGATTGTTCTACACACGCAGAATTAATTCTACTAATAAAACTACAGAAAGTTCATGGCCTGGGTTAAGTCAACGGTTTTCTCCTCAAGTACCCTCAGTAGACAGAAGTGACGCTGCTCAAATCGCAGCCCAAGGAGGTACTCCATATCGTCCATGGGGTATGAAACAACAGTTTAGTTTAGGTGATGAGTTTAGTGAAAATCCCTCGGTTCGTATGGTTCGTCCAAACGAAGGAGATTTAATTATACAAGGACGGTTTGGTAACACAGTTAGATTTGGTTCTAGCTTGTTTAGCAGTCCAAATACTCCAGCGCCACAAGCAAATTTAATATTTTCTGTTGGGCAAAGTCCAAATAAAGTTACATCAATTGATATCAACAACGATGGTACTAATGAAACTGTTGCTGGGGGTCCATACGGATTAACTTACGAAGATATTAATAAAGATAAAAGTAGTTTTTGGATGGTAGTAGACGAAAAGGTGGTACTAGACCCAGCAACTAAGTCAAGTATAGCACATTTACGGTCGGCAGAATCATCAGATTCGACAAAATATACAGGCGCACAGATTTTCCTTAATTCTGATAGAGTCATTTTAAACAGTAAAGTAAATGAAATATCTCTGTTTGCGAAAAAGGAAATAAATCTAAGTGCAGTAGAATCGATTACCATAGATTCTGGTAAATCTGTGTTTATTACCGCAGAACGAGACATAGAAATTTCGACCCCTAGAGATTTAGTACTAACCGCTCGTTCGATTAACTTAAATGTAACAAACGATATTTCTCAGGGAACCTCAGGAAACTACACAATATCGGGTAAAAAGATATTTATAGGAGCGTCACCAAACGATACAACACAACCAATGGTGTTGGGCGGTGAGTTGGCAACATGGTTACAAAAGTTGATGGATGCATTTATCGTAGAAATACCAAGGTCTATTGCTACATTAAACCCAGTTCCATTCGTTGCCGCAATAACTGAATTACGGGTACAACTGGGATTACCAAGCATACCTCAATCGGCTATATTCAATAGTACAAGTAATTTTACTTCTAAAACTAACGACTGATTATGGCAATACCAAGTAATTTATTACCCATAAATAATCCGATTAGAGCAGAGGTAGAAGAACTTCCAACTATATCACTACCAACTACTGGTTTTTCGGGAGTACCAAGTAATTTACTACCAGTTAACACCAGTAATATTTCTGGTTCGTTCCAATCGTTGGCGGGAAATATACCAACAGTTAATATACCCGAAATACCACAGTTTTCAATACTAAACACGGTTATACCAGATAGACTTTTTACAACGGGAAGTATTGACCAAGTTAGAGCAAGAACTTTAAACGCAGCAAGAACATATACTAGTGGATTACCAGCGCTACCGACAATCCCAGCAGTACCAACATTAATAGTTCCTAAACCAAGAATACCATCATACGGTCAAATTAAGAACTATATCAAGACTAAAATAGATAGAATTAAACAACAACGACAACAAGCATCAGTTAGGGCATTAGATGCAGAGCTTAAGAAACAAGAAAATCCGTTCAAGTATAGACAATCGTTAAAAAATCAAGAAGTAAAAAGTACGGTTCTTGGACGATTTAATAACCAGTAGAGGGTAATAATATGGATAAAGCATTATTCAGAGCGTATGTCAAAGAATTAGTCAAGGAACAAATCGAAGAATCGGTGGAAAAGGCAGTGAAGAAGATTCTTCCAGAAGTTCTTGGGGAAGCTATTGCAGAAATTAAGGGTATGCAAAAACCACAAGTTAATGAAACTGTGACAGCTCCAGCAAAACCAAAACTTTCTCGTAGTCAACTCGCAGCAATGATGGGATTGGAACGCCACGGCGATACCATTACTGCTACATCAAAGAATGTCGGTCCAGTAATGCAAGCTCCAGCAGGTATACCAGAGGATAATCCTACATTACAAGCTATCAATAGAGACTATTCTGCTCTAATGAAAGCAATGAAGTTGACCTAATTGGAGATATAAATGGCTCAGAAGTTTATTGGCATCACATTACCAATACGATTGGGACAGACAGGAATGTTTGACCAATCGACAACGGTAATCCAACAAGTTCGTTCTAACTTTAAGAATTTGATTTTGACAAAGAAGGGAGAACGTGTTGGACAGCCTGATTTGGGGTGTGATTTGTGGAAAATATTGTTTGAGCCATTAACGGACGAAACGCTAGAAAATGCTAGATTGGCAGTAGCTGACGCTGTAGACCGTTGGTTACCGTTTATTGAACTAACTGATTTTCAAATTACAAAAACAGACGATAATAATATTATTAATATAAAATGCCTATATAGATTTAGAAATAATCCAAATGTAACAGACCAAATAACCGTAGCGGCTCGACAACTTGGAGTACCAACAGTAGGATTTACAGAAGTACCAGAAGATGCGGTACCCACACAGGAAGAAATTACAGCACTTCAAAACGCTCGTCGTATTAGAAGACTTAATTAATTTGGAGTTTTAAATGGCAACGAATCAATCAGTAATTATACAACCAAGACCAAATGTCAAGCAAATTAATTATGTCTCAAAGACGTTCACGGACTTTAGACAAAATTTAATAGAATTTGCAAAAGCATATTATCCAAACTCATATTCAGATTTTAATGAAACATCACCTGGTATGATGTTCATCGAAATGGCATCATATATTGGTGATGTCCTTTCATTTTATATTGACAATCAATTTAAAGAAAATCTGTTAGCTTTTGCAGAACAACAAGAAAATGTTATTTCTATAGCACAATTTTTGGGATACAAACCAAAATTAGTTTCACCGTCAACCACGACGGCAACAGTATATCAATTAGCCCCAGCTATAATTGAAAATGGTGTCTATGTTCCTGACCCAAGATATTTGGTTAAGTTAGCAAAAGGAAGTACATTCGTTACTACCGGACAAACATCTGTCCAATTTAGACTAAGTGAAGATGTTAATTTTGGAGATATCGGCA